AAATTTTTTCTTTTTGGTACTAAACCAAATTGATATTTATAATTTAATTTATCAGCTCTTTCAAAATGCTTATACTTTAAACTATCTATTCTGTATTTATGTTTGACTTTATCTGTAGAAGCAATATAAATTGGGTGATTGTCTGTACAATGTAAAATTCTATAATCACCTAATAGTTTAAGTCCTACTGCTCTACCATTATGTACATGCTTATCAATCCAAGTTACCTTATTATAATTACCGTTTGAAGTTAATACAACGTCATCAACAGTAATATCCTGAATAGATTTAAACCCGTTTATTGTAGTTATTTGTGTATCTTTTAATACACATCTATCGAAATTACCTTTATCATTATACATTATTAATTCCTGTAGTAATGGTTCTGATAGTATAGACTCAAGTCTCATATGACCAGGTTCTGTTTCTTCCTCTAGCCATTCCTTAATCTTACCCTCACCCCAAAGTTTTATCTCTTTATTCATATGACAACCTTTACGTCTATTTACTTTGGAGTCTCTTACTATATCCTTGATAATATCTGGTTGATCAGCTAATAGGTAATCACAGTGCTTATTATTAAAGTAAGCGAATATACCAGTGTTTTGGTTTTCTACCATAGCCCTAGCATTATAATACATTAATAGTTTACGTACATTATCGTAGAATTCTTCTGCTGTTTTTGGTCTACCAGTATATTCTGCTACTAATATGTCACTGTACGATTCAAAGTTCTGTATACGCTTGTATATAAATATAGAACCTAATGAGTTAGTACCGGATTGATCTTGATCATATGGGTCTAAACCTGCTATATATAAGCCTATGGGAGGATCTGGACAAGGATGTTCCCATATTACTATAGAACCAGTAGGATCTGCCATCTTTGGTAGAGGGTACTCTGTAATATCACCTGTCTTTTTAATTACCCATTTAGGTACACCTTGTTCCCATACTAAATCACCAACTTGCTTGTGATTTTGTAATTTACGATTAGTTCTTATCCTAGCTAATTGTTTTTGTAATTCTCGTTTAGGGAATATATTACCAGATAGTTCAGTAAAGGCTTCAGCAGGTGTTTCTGCATGTTCTGCAGTATATCTATCTACTTGTTGAGAGTCTTTAGCACTCTTTAATTCCTTAGCTCTTAGGTTAAGTATATATTCCCTAGCTTTATCATGAAGAGTATTACCATCCTTATCCATGTATAAGCGATTACCATTTGAATCACGTACGTCTAGGTTAGTATGTTGAGGTACAAAGAAACCACATTTCTTACCACCGACCGCACCTTCATCCCATATATTATAAAAGCCGATACAATTAAATGCTTCAGGATCATAAAAGGCTTCCCTTAAACCTGCTACATTATCCCCCTCGTCACCACCTGTACCAAATAAAAGCATTAGACCAAAGGCAACACCATCTTGTTCTACTGATGGTCTAGCAATTTCCCATGCAGCTTTTAATTCTTTGAATGAACCACCTTCTTCCCACACAATTAGTTTAGCAGCTTTACCACGAACAGCATTTGGGTTATCTTTAACAGATACACCCATTATTTCAGATTTGTAACCCATTTCTACTTTGTTACCAAATTCATCAGTAACAAGCATAGATGCTCTTTTACGCATGGCTGTATTAGCTACTTGCCTTTTCTTACCCCATGCGGTATTAGCATCAATAAAATCCATATAATCCCAAGCTTTGGTTAAGTTACCATCTTCAGTAAGATATTGCTTGTTTGATGCATATACATAAGACTTTGAATTAGGGATAAGAAAGAAGTTACGGCACAACATAGAAGCAGTTTTATACGAATAACCCTTACGTCTCGACTTGCATAATACTAAATGCTTACCTTGGCTTTCTGCTTCCTCTACAGCTTGAAAGAAGTAATAGTCATAATCATAGAAATCAGGGAATGCAGCCTGTCTAACCTTCTTAGTTTCACCATTAACCGTAGTATAAACAAGTCTTTGAATAGGACAATAGTTTAAATAGAAATAGTTATACCCAGTAATGTAATCACCATCCTCTGCAGTATAACCATTAACACATCTATCTACTTCTTGGTCCCAGAAATTGTAATATTCAGTAGTAGCTTTCGGGTAAGCACAATAAGACCCCGACGCTAAATAAGTCAACGCCGGGGTTCTAAACTTGTCACTATTCTTGATTTTCTTACTGAAATCAATCATATTATTAATGATTAAACAATTTCTTTATACTTCTCCAAACTCTCTTATAGAGAGGCATTGTAGTTTGTTTCAATTTTTCTACTGCTGCCTTCTCTGCAGCTTCCTGCTCCATTAGAGTAACATCTATATCTTTAAGGGCTTCATAGTCATATGCAGGTCCCATATTAACAATCGTATCATACTGATTGTATTTAACTTTAACTGATTTTGCCTTACTAGTAGTTTTAGTAGCTTTCTTTTCCTTAGTCATAGTTATTATATTTTGTGCGTTTAACGCGTAGTTAGTTTATTTTGTTTCAAAATGTATTACTTACCGTACAGCTTGCCTATTTGATAGTTCATATGGGTTAACTTCTGCACCCCCACGAATCCTATTATTAGCTAATTCTTCTGATCTTACTGCGGATTCTAATGCATCTAAAGATTTAATAGTATTACCAAGTTTTTCCATACCTGCTAGGATTAATTGAACTTTCTTATCATCTAGCTCATCTTGTAGTGACTCTGCATAATATCTAGATACGCTATCTAATTTCAACCTAGCATTCTTAAGTAAGCCTAAGATAAGAGTTTCATTGAAGTTAATATAAGCTTGTTCTGCTTCTATTACCTCTACTGGTAATTTATAATTAGCATCATCAAAAAGCTCTTTCTTAAGTCTTGGTTCTATATCTTCAGGAGACATACTTTTTACATAAGGACTATCATACTTATTCTTTAGTACAATGTAAGTAATGTATTTAGTAGCCATTTCTTTATCTGCCTTATCGGCATCCCACACCTTTTTAAAGGCTGGGATACCTAGGGCATCATTATGTATAACTACTTTTCCTGCAAGAATATCAAATAGTTTCATTAGTATTATAAATCATATTAATCAAATTTTATATACCTTAATTTATAGTGTCTATTTAAAGCATCAATTGCTTCTTGTTTAGTGTAAAACATATTTACATACTCTGGATTACGACTGTAGTTATTTATTATCTCCTTCAGCTGCTCCGCTATCTCGTCCTGATTCCTGTGTCTCATTTTCTGCTGTATTATCTGATGAACCAAAACCACCACCTCTATCTTCGCCAGCTAATTCTTCTGTTTCTACTGGTTCAATCTTCGGATAAGGCATAATAATTAACTGTGCAATCTTTTCACCTGGTTGATAGATAGTAGGTAATGCATCTGTAGTAAGTTTAAACTTACACATGATTTCATTTTTGTAATCACAATCTACTACACCTACACAGTTACACAGTGACAAAGATCTCTGAGATACAGATGATCTCATGAAGATAAAACCTACATAACCTTCAGGAATCTCAACTGCTAAGTCAGTATGATATACAAGCACCATCTTACCACTCTTATCAAATTCCTGAGTAAACCTAGTAGCAGTTAAATCTAATCCAGCATCATTAGGATTAGCATAAGTAGGTAATACTGCATCTTGTGTTAATTTCTTAAACTTTACTTCCATGTTATTTTCTTACTATATTATTTCCTAATATTATTTCAGTCATCTGTGCTGCTAGATTTGCAGCATAATCTTCAGCAAATTGACTACGATTCGTATCCTGTAGTATCTGTTTCAGATACAGTAGAATCACTTGTTGATTCAGTAGTATTTGGTCTAGTTTTTCTTCCGTGTTTTGCATAATAAACCATTGCTAATGCGTTCCAAGCAATTGCTGCTTCATGTCTTACTTTAGTTTCTGGATCGAAGTCTTCTAGAGTAGAAGCATATAAATGTCTTAATAAAGCTCCTTTATAACGTTCATAACCATTATCAAGATTCTGCCAGTTATTATCACCATACTTCTTAGCACCCTCTGTATATACTCTGGCTATGTCTTCAAGACAGTCTAATGGCATTAATTCCCATCTTGTTTTATCGTCTTTACGATCGTTCTTCGTATCCATCTGGTTTAGGCATTTTTTGTATTCGTATTGCATCTATTTCAGTCTTATTCTCTAGTATAGCTTTACATATTCTGTGATAACCATCACATATTCTACCATAACTATCTAATATAATTGGATATTTTGTATCTGCTTTTTGTATTCGTAAAGAATGAAATATAAAATCATCTAAACATCCAACATCCCAAGGTAAGTGTGATAGATCTATGCCAACTAAAGGTAATTTAAATACAGGATATTTCTGCTCTTTACAATAAGTAATAAGTGTTGACGCATTCCATATTTTACCCTCACATATATATCTATTCTCTGTGATTCCAGAGTCTTCAAATATTACTCTTGGGTTCTTGTCTTTCTTTGCTAGCATATTTCTTTTTTAGTTTTATTTTAAAAAGATAACCAAACATAATAGACTTTGTATCATCATTACTTGCTATTACGTTAGAAGCAAACTTGAAAGGATGATTACATATTACTTCTATTACTTGATATGGTATGTTATATTTATTAGCTAATTGAGTATATATGCTAGTTCTTTTTTGAGAAGTCATATACTACTTTGTATTCTTTATTCTGGAGTAAATCATCAAAGGTTGATGATGTATCAATAGAACCTGGTCTAATAGTATTAACAATTATCTTTAAAGTATCAAGTGCTGTGTTATCAGCATATACTTTAATGCTTTGTAACTTCTTTGCTTCTTGTTTAGTGTAGTCCACTATAGGTTCTAATGCTAATGTATTCTCCTCACTTAAAGGGTTAGCCAGAGTAATAGGATAATATAAAATTGTTTCTGTCTTTATTATTATTCCTCTATTGTAGTCTAGTTTCTTACCAAGAAGTTTATTAAACCACATTTTAATCTTAGAATAATCTTGCCACAGGATTATAGTACCTGGCTTAAATGTTATTATTTCCATGTATTCTAATTATGATGGTTACTTGAACTCTGTCTCCGATGATCTCTGGTATTAGAGCTTTATTAACACTTAATTCATCTTCGGCGGGACCTGCAATTAGAATTCCTTTTTCTTTGAAAGCTTTAATGTACCGACTTAGATTGTCCTTAGTAATACCTAATGTTTGAATTATATGCTTTCTATTCTGTCTATTAGCTATATTCTTATGTTCATTAGGCAGTTTATTATAATTAATGTCTAATCTAATTAACTCAGCCATTAATTCTAGTTCCCTGTCCGTAAGCCGAAGTATGCCATTAAGTGATGTTAAGAACTCTGTAATAAGATCATCCTTATTTACAGTCTTAACTAATTTATTCATTGTCTTCCTTATCTACATCTAAAATCTGCTGAATAGCATTAATAAGTTTCAACAGATTTTGGTTTACTGTTTCAGATTCTAATTTCAAACAAGGTTGAATCTTACCTTCTTCAAAATCCTTTCTTACTTTATCCAAATTGCTTTCATATTTAGTTTTGCAATCGTTGATAAAAGCTTCCAATGCAATTAATTTCAGTTCAGCAATAGTAGGTAACGTTTCCTCTTCTTGTTCAGTAACTTCTGAACCATACGGTTCCAAATTGCCACCTTTTACTAATGCATCAACATACTCTTCGTTAATAGACATAAAACGAGAATTAGTACCTTTCTTTGTCGTTTTAGTATCTTCCATTACAAATTCTTTATCATCAGAGTCGAAATTAAAGATATCACCAATCTTTGCACAACCAAAAGGTTTAATTACTTTATAAGCTACGTTCATATTATTTACTTATTTGTTTAACCATTAATTCTACCCACTTGTTAATATCAAACTTTGTATCACCTTCCTTAATCACTGTATTACCGTCTGTAGTATACTGCTTTGGTTGATTCATGATCATATATGCATTCATTAAATCTTGTAAAGTTACTGTTATTTTGTAAGCATTTGTTTTAGATGGAGAATGCATATCTTTAGGTATGAACAAATTGTATTGACCATTAGGTAGTTTTTCTATCCATTCTGATAGACCACTCATGTTAATGAGGTTATCTATCAAGCTATTATTTTCAATGTTCATGATTATATAACGCGTATGATTTATTTTTGTTGTAATTTTTATGCAATAAAAAAGCCCCTAATTTCTTAGGAGCTAATTTATAAAAATGAAAAAAGCCTATTTGTTTTTACTAATGAAAGCTACCACATTGTATGGATTTACTAATTGACTATCTTTAAAGAGATCAAAATGTGCAGCAGCTTTAGAAGGATACGCTACAATATCACCTACTTCAGGATGATTCTCTTTATCTTGCCATTCATAATTTGAAGGGATTGCTAATACTATACCTTTTCTAAAGGTAGTAGGTACTTTCTTTACTTCTGTTTTAGTATCATACTTGTCAATACCATCTACATCTTTCTTACCAGTTGGTACTGGTTCTGA